TAAAACAAAGGCTTCTACCCACCTTAAAATGATTCTGACAGATATTTATGGTATACTTCCACAAATGAAAAGGACACGTATGGATAATAAACTTATAATACCCACAACAAATGACAATCGTGCTACGATACCGTATAATCAAGATATAGCCATTCATAATTATAGGATGGAGCATGAACCATCATATGCTGCTGTGCAACGATTTGAGCAAGAGACCTCTAACCAAGCCTTACAAGACACCAGTTTAGATGTACTTCCATTAGCTTTAGGGTTGGCTAATGGGGTAGTAACTGCCGGTAAGGGGCTTGGTTCTATTTATGATGCAGCTATAAATACCCCCATACAAGAGGGAAGAAGAGCAGCTTTACAAGCTGGAGGGGTTGCAGCCACAGGGTTAGGAGGTATGGCAATGTTCCCAGCACTTGGTACTGTTACTGGTGAGGCTATAACTCATACAGCTCCTGTAAGTATTAAAGCCTTAGATACTGCTTATAAAGCTAATAATGCTTTTAGAAAAGTATTGCCAAGTGTTACCGCAGATGGATTGGTGCCTATTAGTAAGATACCTGTTACATTTGTTGATAAACTTACACCTCTTGCAAAGTCTTTTAATAGTGCAGACAAGAATGCCATTAAAGCAATGGGTGGTAAATTTAAAAATATAGATGATTTCCAATATGATGTACGTGATATTTATAGGTTTAATAAAGGAAATACAGCTAAAGCTGTAGAAGATATAAAGAACTCACCTGAGATAATGAAAAAGTATGCATACTTAGGATCGCCTGAAGATATAGAAAAAGCATTTAGGAAAGTAAAAGACATTGAGTTACAGAAATTTCAAACTAAAGATGACATATACAAAGTAGTTAAAGAGTCTGATGATGCATTATATAGTAAGAAGTATGGAGCTATAGAGAGTGATACTCCTGTGTTAAGTCCTTATGAAATAAATACACAACTTGCTAAGCAGCAAGGTAAACTTGATAAGGCCTTAGCAGAAAAAGCTGATCTGGAAGAAGCTATAGCTAATTTACCCAAAACACATGTTAAGATTCATGGTGAGTATTATACCCCCAAAGTAGCAGCAGATATTAAGAGGTATAGCTATCTAAGTGGTAAAAGGTCCTTTGATCAAAGTGGCAACATTGTTGGGTTAACTAAAGCAGATCTAGAGGAGATGAATGGACTTGAAAATATCCTAGAATATGTATCTGACTACACACCTCCTACCTCAATTCCTCCTAACGTATTAGCAGAGGTGTCAAAAAGACAAGGTAGAGTGAATGCATTAAATAAACAACTGGATACGCTGAGTCAGACAGGTAAGTACTCAGAAACTGGTTCCTACTAAAGCTGCTTCACCAGAAGTTAGAGGGTACACACAACCCATATCTGCCGCTATGTATAGTAGAAAACTGTATTAAAAGGACACATATGGACTTATCGCCAGAAGCACTAGCACAAGCATTAGAAAGAGAAAGGCAGCTACAGATAGGTAAAGCCTATGATACTGCTGAAGCTATTAATGGTAAAAGATTAGGGTATGTACCTGATTACTCATACGCCGCTAATGCCTTAAATGGTGGTAGTAATATACCTGTTAATAATACACCTGGTATGTACCCACACTTTACAGATGGCGGTAAGTTACCTACACACCCTACCTTTAGTAATGAATCTATATTCAGTACACCACAGCATCCTGGAGGGCACTGGGTTGGTAAAGATCAATCACCTACTAGCCAAGATACCTATTATCCTAGTGTTAATCAGTTACATGGATTAGGCTACTTGGATAAGCTACAAAATTATTATGATAGGAATAAGGGTAATGGAATTGATAAGGTTATAGTGCCTCCACCATATAGTAATATAAATCAATAAGGTTCTGTACATATTTTTAACCACTACCATGCTACTAACTCCGTAGCTAGCGCTACTTCGTTGTAGTGCTGCAGAGAACTCCCTGAGATTTATATTACCTTAAGAATAAAGGTATATACTTCCATAAAAAGGATAAATAATGGTTAATATATTATTAGTAGCGGCAGTTATAGCACTTGGAATAGCAATTAGTGTAGATTATATAGAACATAACAAAATAAAGGAGGCTATGTATAATGGCAAACACAGATACAAATAATAAGGTAGTGGTATTTTGTAAACACTGCAATAAGAAACAAACAGCCTCTATTAAGATGTGGCATACAGTGGTTTGTGATACATGTAATACAATTATTACTAGTGATAAAGGTATTGATAAGGTGAATAAGTGAATCACGGAGTTAATCGAGGTATTGTAAAGAATACCTTACATAATAGTAATAGTTATAGTAAATGTAAACTAACATTGACAGAATTATATCAAGAGTTAGGAACTATTAAATGGTTTGGTGATAATGATAAGTGGGATAGTGCTATTACCGAGGTTAGGAAGTATATAAAGGATAACATATGATTGATATTGGAGCAGTTATAATGTATATAAAGGCCTTGATACCTAAACTACAATGGTTAAAAGACCCTAAGTGGGCAGTAGTAGTAAAAGCTGCTAAGTTGTTTATAAAGAGCAAGTAATGAAGGTATTACTTAAACAGTTAGAAGAAGCTAATAAGAAATTAGATAATTCCGAATCTTTTGCTGAAGAGTTTGAGGCTTGGAAGGAATGGCTTAAACTATTTGATAAAAAGGAAGAGTTAGAAGCTAAAGCAAGAGGTAATGCTAAAGGTATGGAATTGTAATGGCCTTTCTTACAGTTGGTGATGAACCCGTAGCATATAGGCGCCTTTACTTGATGAGAATAGAGATGCCATCCGGTATGGTAGTACATAAGTTTGGGGTTGCCTCAGGTAACTCCTCTAAAGAGCGTATGTTACAGATATGTTCATCAATATTTGATAAATTTCGTTGTACCCCAAAAATAAAGTTGCTACGCGACCGTAAGGTAGAGGCAGATAAAGTATTTAAGTATGAGAATATATTACATACATACTTCCAAGACCATAGGTACGACTCTCCACATAAGTTTAGTGGTGTTACAGAATGCTTTGTATTACCTGATGATAGTGAAGACGCTATAATGGCCTATGAAGCCGTTATAGATGGCCAAGTTCCTGACCATACATATGAACTAAGAAAACCAGAAGGTATTGACTTACCATTCTAATATGGTATAATGCTGAAATTAAAATAAGGAAGTAACCATGAAAGAAGTAAGTCTAGAAGACCTAGCGATGGGAGTAATCCCTAAGAAAGATTATAAAGGTAAGAAGACTATGCCTGTATCAACTACTGTTAAAAGCAGAGTTAAGAAGATGGCAGATATTGCTATAATGCAAGAAAGTCTTAGTATTAAGGCTCTTAAGAAGTTTAACAAGACTGAATTACATATGATGCTTAAAGCTGCTGATGAACTACAAGAGTCGTTATACCGTACTAAAGGTATGATCAGGGAGGCTATGCCTAAAGAAAGTAGAGATGGTAAAAGTATGGTGGCTCACTGCTAGCACCTTTGGTTCGATCAGCACACCATTAAGCTGCTGGTATACATGGGAGGTACTTAAAATGTCCTCCAACTACTGAGGTGTAGCATAATGGCAATGCCACTGGTTTTGGTCCAGTAAATAGGAGTTCGATCCTCTTCACCTCATCCACAATTATGTTTAATGAATACCCTCCTAAAGGAAGCCTAACTAGCTTCCTTAAACTCCCCTTAAGCTTACATCCAGTATTATTGCACTAATTAATATAAAGGATAAGAATGGCTAAGAAAGATAAACTATTAAACAAAAGTAGTGAATCCGCTTCTAGAATGACACCTGAGCATTCCCAGCATATAACTAAAGATAGAATTAAAGAGTTATTACCAAAGAAAACTAATGTAGCAGTAACTGATGAGCTAATACATTTGCTACAGAATATGGAAAATGATACAGGGTTACCACAGGAATTACTAGAGGAAGATTTCCTAGGGTATCTACACTTAGTAACTGTACAAGGAAGTACTAACTCTCTAAAAGAACTTGTTAATGCTATTAAGTTCTGTAATCTTAAACGTAACTACACTAATAAGGAAGCATGGTCTATAGTATTTCCTGAGAAGTATGCACAGCTTGTACAGGATAACAAGGCAGTGGATAACTTTGTAAGTATGTTTAATAACAGTAAACTTGTGGTTGCTGTTGATAAAGAGATGCTAATACCGGTACATATACAGTATGCTCCTTACTTTCATGCCGCCGTTAAAAAACAGTTCGAGCTAATGAATGGGCGAGGCACTGCTAATGGTAAGGATGGTAAGCCCATGCAAGTTACACCTATGGTGCAACACCTGGCTGCTAAAGAACTTGCTACACTTACTAAGCAGCCTGAAGAGAATAAGCTTAGTATTGATATTAATCCTGGCGCAGCTGCTATGAGTATGCAGGAAGAGATGAATGCACAATTGAAACAATTGGTTAAAGGGCAGAAGGAAAGGCTAGATGCAGGGGAAAATATTTTAGATGTACAAGTTGTGGATATTAACTTTGATGAGATACAACCTATAAAAGAAGATTAAATGTTTAATGAAGTAATACAATTCGATATGGAAGGTGCTTTAGATACTATAGATTATTCATTCCCTAACTACGCTCCTACAGAAGATAGTTTAGAATTCTTTGCTCTAATGCGTTTGGTAGAAGGCTCTGATTTTGAGTTTAAGACACCCCTTGCACACTACTTTTTAGTTGATGTCTTATTTGGAAATGTCACAGCTGATCAGTTTCCATACTCTAAAGCTGTACAGGATACAATTACCATTAATGATAAACGTATAGCTGTTGTTGCATCTCGTGGTTTAGCTAAATCAACTGTAGTTACAGCATTTTACCCTATATATCGTGCAATTAAAGGGCACCTTCCTAATGGGGACAAGACTAGATTTCATTTACTACTTGGAGCGAGTGCCCAAGGTGGTGCAAAGGTCATGTCAAAAGCTGTACAGGCTATGTGTGAAGATAGTGTATTCTGTAACAACTATTTTGAAGAGATGTCATTTACAGAGACAGAGTCTAGATTTGTAAGGAATGGTTCCGGCAAGGAAAAGAACAGGGCATTTCTGGTCAGATACCTAGGTATAGGTGGAAACATACGTGGTAACAGAGATAATTATGGTGAAAGATATGATCATGCAATAATGGATGATGTTATACTTAACACACAAGCTGCTTACTCTGAAGTGCAGATGGATTTACTACGAGAACTTATATCTAGTGACCTTGAGAATGGTCTTGTAGGTGGATTAAGAGGTCGTATATTTTCAGTAGCCACTCCATTTAGAATGGGTGATCCAGTTGTTGAAACACTAGTAAGTGGTGGGTATACCCCAGTACTGCTACCAATATGTGAAAAAATAAATATAAACCTTACTAAAGATGAATTTAAGGGGGCTTGGCCAGCTATGCACCCGTATGAAGCTGTTATGCGTCAATACAAGCAAGCAATAGCCTCTAATTCAACTAAATCTTTTAATCAGGAACGTATGTTACGTATTGCTTCAGAAGAAGACAGGATGATACCTGATCATCTGATACAGTGGTATAAAAGATCAGATATACAAAAGGACTTATTCAATTACAACTTATATGGAACCTCAGATTACACTACAACAGGTGAGAAAGGTTCTGACCTCAGTGGTCAAGCTATGTGGGCTGTAAGCTCTAATAGTGATTATTTCCTATTAGATTTAACCTTAAAGCACCAAGAACTTGATTCACAATATAGAGAAACCATTAGGATGGCTGGTTATTGGGGTAGGCAAGGTAGGACTCCTGAGTTTGGTGTTGAAAGTGATGGGCAACAACGAGGGTTAATAGATGGCCTAAAGCAACGCATGGTTAAGTACAATGAGTTCTTTACTATAGGTAGGCAGAAAGGTGCTCCAGTAGGCAAAGAAGGGATATCATCTAAACAGATTGGAGGTAATAAGCACTGGCGTTTTAGAATGATGCTACCCTTATTTCAAAATAAAAAGATATGGTTCCCAGAAGAGCTTAGGGATACTCCTGATATGAAGGAGTTATTAGATGAGCTTAGGAGAGTTACATATGAAGGCTTTGGATCTAAACATGATGATGGAGTTGACTTAATATCTATGTTAGGTGCAATGGAAATTATGATACCCGCTAAAAGCATGTATGATAAAGTTAGTAACCCTGGTAGTAGAGCTATCTGGGGTGATATAGAAGAAGATGATACGTCAGCGTATTCATCTTATACATAAGGAATAGAAATGGGTAAACAATTAAACAAGTGGTTTAACGAGGATGAGTTTGCATGCTGTAAAGGCACTGAGAATGAAGAAAAGGCACCTTACATTGATGATAAGCTGTTACAGGTACTAACAGAGGTAAGGGAGTTCTTTGGAGTCCCTGTGCACATTACAAACTCGTATAGAACACCTGAGCATAATGCTGAGGTTGGTGGAGTACCTAATTCACATCACCTATATAATAATGATGGTGCTGCAGCAGATATACAGGTTAAGGGTACTAGACCTGAGGAAGTACATGCCTTCTTGGAAGCTACATACCCTGATAGTTTAGGACTTGGTAGCTATAGTACATTCACACATGTAGATGTGCGTGATAGCAAGGCTAGATGGAATGGCTAAAGTACCTACACTAGCTGAGAAGCATGAAACTAGGAGTAAGTATGTTAAGGCATCATTTATATTTATGATAGCCTTTCCTACTGCTNCTATAGGCCTACTAATGTTTGGTATTGACCCAAGTCCTGCATCTGCTATATTTGCNACAGCATCGGCAACATTTGCCAGTATTATAGTGGGTAATATGGCTACAGTGCCTAAAGATCATTCAAAGGATTAAATATGTTTAGTACAATAAAATTATGGATATATGGTATAGGTGCAGCAGCAATTGCTATAGCTGTTGCAATGTTTAAATATCGTGGTAATAAGATAGAGGAACTGAAGGAAGACTTAGTTGTAGCTGATAATAACGCTAAGGTTGTTAATGAGACTATTAAGTCTGAGCGTAAAGTTAACAAGTTTGAAACTGAAAATAAAGTAGCTGCTGTTAAAGCTGAAGTAAAAGTACAAGTGAAGGATGTGGAAGATGTTGAGAAAACCTTCTACAGTATATGAAAATATTAATTGCCTTGTTACTAGTTGTATTACTAGGAACAGGGTGTACTCGTACTGTAGAGAAGCTAGTGTATGTAAAGGCTTCATGTCCTAAAATTCAGGTACTTAAGCCTGTAGGTAAGATAGATGGTAATATTACTAATGGTTGTGTATGNGATACTCAATTAAAGNAATTGTTAATGGGTACATCACAGCTGCGTAAGAGTGAGAATTACTATATAGAACAAGTAGGTAAATATAATAATAATTTTACTACTGATATAAAGTAACTTGACATAATATCCTTATTACAATATAATCCCATCAGAAATTAAATAAGGATGTTAAGTGACTTACGAAACACTAAAAAGCATGACATCAGGACTACTATTAGGTGATAATGTGCTTCCACAGGATGCAGTTACACTTAAGGGTCTTGTACAGTATGCTTTAACTACTGTGGCAACACAAGCAGATTCTTTACATTTAATGACATTAAACACTGATGAGGACATACTTCGTCTTGCCCCTGGTGACTACTTAATCCGTAGACCTATAGCCCCTGAGGATGATGTAGATCCTATTGATATTGATGAAGAACTTACATTTGCTGTATCTAGGTATCTTGCTAGTTACGTTAGTAAGGATAAAGGTGGAATTCATGTCAATGCTGCTGATAGAATCATTAAAGATTACAACTCCAAAACATATGAGCTTACAGGTGAAATAGCCTACCAAGATCCAATATCAAAGGATATTTATGCGTATTAATGATTATATAAAGAGCATTAAACAACCTTACAATGCTAAAATAGGTAAAGCTAGAGTAGTACTACAAGAGGAAGATCCATACCTTAAAAGTAAATTACTTGATGGTACGTTAGTAACTAACTGGTACCCTTCATTTATTACTAAGGTTGATGATAGTTTTGCTAATAATAAATCATTTGGTATGGGAAGTAAGGAAAGAGCGGTATTTGATCTATACACTAAGTTCTCTGTGTTTACAGAAACTGATTTATATGACCAAGCTACTAAGAACCTAGATGCGTATCTAGCTACCATTTTGACTGAGGATTTAACACCTACAGTCTTAGTGGCAAAATAATAAAAGGATAATAATATGGCAGGTGGAACTAGTTTTATTGCTAATGTTAATAAAGTTGCAAATAAGATTGATATAATCACTAGTGCTAATACTATATTTGATGCAGGTGTATTGCCTACATTAAAAGAGATAGCAGCACTAGATTTACAGAATGCAACTGACGATTTAAAGAAGGGTACATATTTAGGTAATAGGAAATTAGATATTGATCTGTCACTTAATATACAAGGTATTACTGTTGCCAACAAGGCCAGTGATCCAACCGCTGCAGAGGCCTTATGGGTTGCTAATAGTGCTAATGTCACTTATAGTAGTGCTACTATAACATTTGTAGATGGAACTGTAGTAGAATTACCATTCCTATCTGATAATAACCCTACTGTTATAACTAATGCTGCTGGGTTACTAGTACAACTAAATCGTACAGATGTAGTCAATGCAGTTGCTCAAGAAAGTAGTGTATATTCATTTAATGTATTTGATAGTACAGCATATGTAGTTACTATTGACAATATAAACTATACGTATACCACAGGTGTTGGTGCGACTCAAGGTGAAATAGTTACTGGATTAACTAATCAAATCAATAGTGGTAGTGAGCCTTGGACTGCATACAATATGACTGATACTGTTAAAGTAGTAGCTGATATAGCTGGTAACTCTTTTGTAATTAGTGTTGATGCTAATATGCAAGTGCAAGAGCTTACAGCTAATACACCTGCTGGTAACTACCCTACAGAGTTTCTTACTACATTAACTAATACTTCTTTTAATTCATTTACATTAGATACAATTAATGATACTATAAGATTATATGATGTAATAGGTAGTAGTAGTAACATTGAGAGGATTCAATTACACACATCTAATACTGCTAGTAACTATGCTACTGCTAATCCTGTTTACTTCTGGGGTCAGACAACATCTGCATTGGAAGTTGTTGCAATGAGAGCTGGGGATGTTATTAAGCTTGGTAATGAAATTGATAATATTATATTACTTGCTAATAAAATCTCACAAGTGCTAGCAATACAAGACAGAATACCTGAGTTAATTGACACATACGTTAATAATGTAGCACAAGGTGATGTTACTATATACAATAAACTAGATGAGCTG